GGGCAATCAGGGAGGCTGTCCGGTAATGTCGCCTCCGTCGCAATGAAGCGGCTTTCAAGTTCCGCTTTTTGCGCTGGAGTATACGGGAGCTCATACTTGTACCAAGCGTACAGTATTTGCCTAACGTGCTTCACGTCACAGGCGTTTGCAGAGCACAGGGACCTACCTGTACTGTCGAATAGTCTTCTGAAGAGGTCGCCCATGAATAATGGGTAACCTCCCCGGGTTTTGAACCCCGGGTAGTTCATTTGACCGTCCGACCTGGAGAGTGCCTGATCAAGGCACTTGCCAAGTGCTGGAAGAACCTTCGTCAAAAACGAAGGGCCCTCCTCTGCCGAACGCAAACGCACTTCTTGTGCGTCGCGCGCAGTAGATACACCAGTAGCGTGAGCTACGTCTGTGAGCAGGCTACATGTCAGCTCGACCATTCGGTCGAGTTCTCTTTTCAAGCGACCAATCATATGGCTAGCTTAGAAGGGAGCGACATGCTCATAGCGCCCGCAGTCCCCCAACGGTCCCCAAGCGGCCGGCACGGAGTGTGCCGACAGCCTAAGTACTGGAAGGAGGACACGAAGGCCCGAGTTACCTCGAGCATCGAGACGAGGATTCTGCCGAATAGAGCCCTGAACTAACTGGGCTCCCCGGCTTTACGCCTCGCCATTCATGAACTCTGCCAGTCGAGTGGACGGTTTGAAGGTTGTCGTTGACACAGGTGTGGCAACGAACTTCAGCAGCGCGGAAAGCGCCGCAACGACCGAATGGAGTCCCTCAGCCGTGGCGGTTGCCTCTTGGTCAACAACCAAGTAAGCAGCACCCGAGTGAGGGAGACTATTCGAGTCGACCTGTCCAGCATCGAAGCGTACGACGGATCGCACACGACCATTACTGGTCGGAGTGTGCGAGATGCTACACGTTAGGCCGGAAAAGCCTAACGAAGTAGCCACGGCCCGAGAGATAGAACGCTGGGTTTTTGGCCCAGGTCCTGCCTTCAGGTCGAGTACGGCGTCGTCAGCATTCATCAGATCATCGGTACCGAGA